TCACCACCATCGTTTATAGATGCTCTACCAGAGCAATACAATTTTGTTGATCCACCATTATAATTTCTGATGTCTGCATAAAAAGCATTACCTATAAGAGACGAGCCAGTAGGCTTTGCAAGCTCAATAAGCACATCTGACGCAGATCCAGATGGGGGAACGACAACAAACGGGTTGCCCGCGTTGTCGAAGGCAATCATTTTATTTGCCCTTACTGATGCGTTGGGTAGAGATGGTATGTTTTCTGGAACTCGCAAGGTTTTGCTAAGATTATTTCCTGCAAGTGTATCAACATAATTCTTAGTTGCCGCATCCTGTGGGTCTCTCGGGTCTTTCAGGTTGCGGATGTAGTTATTAAGGGCATCGTACCAGTTCGCGATACTTGTTGGCTTCCGCAGTGCCAGACGGAACATACTACCGACCTGCTGAATAAGCATCGTCAGTTTATCGAACGCATCTTCATGCACCTCAGCGAAGAACTTACCCTGGTTGCGCAGGTCTGTATCCTGCGTAGGCTCAAGCTCACGGGCAATTGAGATTTTCCAGCCAGTAGCAAGCGGAGTAGTAAGGACTACATTACCACCGCTATAACCACCAGCATTTGTCACCGTATAGTCAGTGTCCAGAATTAGTACCGTGATATTTTCACTCAGGTCTATCACCGATACGGTTAGATCTGATTTCTTAAATATGCGGAAGGTGTACGGGAAGGATGTCGTAACGCCGTTCCCGGTGTAATCGTTATGGTCAACTACGGTTGATACCGTCATGGCCTGTCTCCAGTAAAGCAGCGCCCGGCGCGCGTGCATCATCTGGACAGTTTATTACCTGACAACCCTTATATGAATTGAATGAATAACAATCAGGAAAGTTATTACCTTTTGGGTAAACAACAAATCATGCTGGATAGTCACCAGGACTTTTGCTACTGTACATTCATACAGTAATTGCATGGAGAATATGAGATGCAACGTCAGTATCATCACCCGCTGGAAAAAGGATTTGCCGAACGCATACACACGCCGGGAGGCGTCCGCTCCCTTGTTGAAGAATCTCACCTGATGACGTTGCTGCGACAACTTAATGAGGACGGCTTTAACGTTGATGGCCCGATGGCAGAGCTGACAGCCTTGGTGAATTACGTCACCAGCTCGCAGATGTCCATGAAGGATCTGCAGATGCATCTCGATTACTGCGCAGAGCAACTGAAGAAACAAACCAGATAGGGTTTGTAATTACCTAAATTCCATGCAATCATTACCTTTACGGTAAATTTACATTGCATAAATCTTGTGCCATAGTAATCAGGCACTGGCAAAATCCAGTGCCGGGATTTGCACCCCGCTGACTACGAAGGCGCATACACCGCGCAAGCGGTTTTTTTATGCGTAAAGCACGGCCACATCAGAATTATGGTGGGGCGTGCAGGGCAGCCGAAAGGCTGGCCGGGTCCTTTGTAGCCGGTAGTGCAAACCCTGTACGTCTCACCACCAACGAGATTTGCACCTCAGGTGGTGATTAACCGAACTACAAAGGTGATCACTATGTCAGCACAAACTGCACCGTCTATTTTCTCTTTCGATTCAACTATTGAAATCCGCACATTCACCATTAATGGCGAGCCATGGTTCGTTGCTCTGGATGTGTGTAATGCCTTAGGAATTTCGAACAACCGCGATGCTCTTCTCAAGCTTGATGATGATGAAAAAGATACCGTCGGTTTAACCGACAGTCAGCATGGAATGGGGCCTCAGAGCCTGAGTGTAATATCTGAACCGGGTCTTTACACTATGATATTGCGCTGCCGTGATGCTACCAAAAAGGGGTCGATCCCCTACCGCTTCCGCAAGTGGGTCACCGGCGAAGTGCTTCCGCAGATCCGCCAGACCGGGCGCTACGTTCGAGAAGAACTATCCCCGGCAGACAAAGCACAGAAGGTTTTCGCCAGCTTTATGCCTGCGATACTGGAAGCTATGAAGTCCGGAGAGAAACAGGAATACAACGTTCCGCTGAAGCCAGGATACCGCGAGCACATCCATTCTCCTGAAGGCGTTCTCGGCCTGGCTGAGCATTCGCTGCTGATGAACCTGCTCAACCGTATGCAGGAAGATGGCCACGATGTTTCAGGCGCGGCGGCGGAGTTCACAACCATGGTGAGCTACATCGTCGGCGTCAGCAAATGCCTGAACGATATCCGCACCCACGCGCAGTACATCACCAAAAACACAGCTGAGTTCTGATGTAGCTGGCACAAGGATGTGCCTTTGTTTAAAGGGCAATGCGGCTATAAAATAATTGGCTATCACGTATTAGTGATGTAATATTACCCCAAGGGTAAACAAAAAAGTTTTGATTTACCCTTGTTGAAGGTAGTTTCTAAATTATGAGGTGATGTCATGCGAAACGAAAGATTGCAGGTGCGTAGAGCGCAGGCTGCCGCAAGACGTTCTGTCAGAGAAGGCGTTGAGTACGTAAAAGTAACAATGACAAAAGAACATGCTATGCGTGTGTCTCGCGCTTTCCATGATTCTCGCAATGATAAGGGGAACTATGAGTTCGTCTGCGTCGCAGAATAATCAAAATCAAGTTGTTACATACAAGGGTCGAGTACTGCATACGCAGAATTTCTCGGCCCTTTGTGCATCTGATCCTGAATTGAAAAAAATTGCTGACGCATTTAAGCAGTTTTGGAAAACAGGTTACCACCCGGATATGGGGAAAGATGCGGCTTTTGCGCGGCCAAAAGAGATCCTCAACCTGCACGTAAGGCACACTCATTCCGACCTTAAAGATTACGTTCCAGAAGATAGCGCTAAAGATCACTCTGGAAAGAAATCTTCGTGGGATGCTTGGAAAAACATTGCGTCTGTCAAGGTTAGGTATACCCCCACTAGTGATAGCTTTTTAGTCTATTCGGTCAATCACAATCGTGATGCGCTTGTCATGTTTTTTGTGAATGCTGATGCCCATAACGAGACTGAAAAAGGTGAATTCACAGAGGCTGCAATCGCAGTTAGCTACGCCTTTTTTGAACAAACAAAAACTCAACCAATGCCACTGGAAGAAGACCTTTTCGATGAGAAATGGGAAGAATAAGCCCGCGCCGCGGGCTTTTTTGTTGGTGCGGCGGACTTTGTGACATGTCACGCTATCACTTGCTTAGCTTCTCATCCATGGCGAATTTTGTTGCCAACCTCTCACCATCTGATTTTAGCCTTTCAGTGAACTGTCTCTTACCGTCTTGAGAAGAATTTAAATAGTATATATTCGACTCTGCGATCTTTGGAATGTAAGACTCGCAGGATACAACAGAAGCCTTTGAGATTGACTCAACACTTTCCCCTGTCCTGGCATATTTTACAGCTTGCCCTTTTATGCATCCAAAGTATTCAATTGTATGCTTTTTAGAATCCTCCAATGTTTCCCCATTTTTAGGCTGAATCATTAAAGGTGAGGTAGTATCTGCAAAAGATTTTCCAACTAAAAAAACAAGAAGAATCATTAATATAATTCTGTTCATATTACTTCCCTAGCATAAACTGTGAAGGCTTGATCAGAAACTCGTTGCCCTGCTCACGCTCGACTCGTCGCTGGTAGCGCTCCAGTGAACCAGGATCGAGTGCATCCTGTATACGGTTCAATATTAAACCATTCATTGCGGTGCGCAGCCAGAAGACATTCAGGAATGGCGTATTATCAAGAGCTGTGCGATACCAGTCGCCAAGGTCAGCATCACCGCGCGTGGTCTGTTGGAGCAGCGTGATGATGCTGTCGGCGTTCGAGGCAGCCGGTCCCATAAGTGACGTCACCGGCCCGGCTCCCATGCGGCTAACTTCGCCAAACATGAAGTCGCCCAGGATACCAAGCCCGCCCCCCTGAGCGGCGGCAGCCAGGAATGTTTTTGCATCTGCCGGGCGTGGAGTCTGCCCCTTCAGCATGAGCTTCGACTGCATGGAGATGTAGCCGAACATCGTTGCCCAAACGAACAGGTTTGCAGCGCCGAGGAAAGCACCTTTCCCATTGTTCATCAGCGCATTGGTAAGCGATACGGTTTTCGACTCACCCAGCCCGGCTGGAGTGTAGCCGCGTCCGAACACCTCGCGGCCAAGCACGTTCTGCATAAAGCTGGCAGTAAAGGATTTGTACTGCCCGGCGAAGCGCACCGCCTCCCCTGCCACTGTTCCAGGTACGGTGCCCATCTTCATAAATGCCTGCGTGCGGTCGCCAGGCTCTGACATGGCGATGTTCAGTCTGTCCAGAATGTAACCGCGCAGCTGGCTTTCCAGCGTCTCTCTGGCGTCGGCAATAGCGCGCTCGGTGACCTTCAGGCCTTTCGACGTTACATAGTCGCCGATCAACTCATCCGGCACTGCGCGGATGCCGCTGGTCGTCATGAATTTTCGACCCTCGCTGTCGGCCATGTCCATGCTGCGGTAAATGTTCCACTCGTCATCACCGATTCCGTGCAGGTCCAGCACCCGGCGGAGATCCTCCGGCAATGCAGAGAATTGCTGATCGGCGTTCTTCGCCAGCCAGTTGGTGATCATCATGGCGTTGCTGTTACGTCCTGACTCTGTCCAGAAGTTCATGAGGTTGTATTTGAAGAACAGCTGCTGCGCGCGGCCCATCTTCCCGCTCATGCTGTCATCGCCGGACATGCGGCGGATGATTTCCTGCGTCATTGTGTCGGAGTAAACGCCGATTGATGACAGGATCTCCTTCTGCTCATCACTGGTGTAGCGGGAGAAGCGGCCCTTCATTGCGCCGGTAAGCGCCTGCATAAAGTTCTGCCCCTGATACCGCATTTCTGTCGCCGAGATCGGCACGTCGTTAAAAGACGAAATAACCGCGCCGCCGAGTTGACTCATGCGCAGCCAGCCGCGCACGTTGGCAGAGGCATTGGCCCAGCCGACACTGCCGGGGATATTCAGAGATCCATCGACCTGAGGCATCACCGTGCGATTCAACCGGCGCACCTTGGTCATGAAGTCTGCCAGCGCCGCCGGGTTGCTCTGCTTGCTCACGTCTTTTGCGATGGTGTCTGTCAGGTACTTAAACATGTTCTGTGGGTTGGTGCCCAGCACGCGCATCATACCAGTCGTGCGCGCCGCGCTGTTCAGCCCACCGAAGACTGCCTCTCGCAGGCTTCCGGTCCCGAATTGCTCATTGTATTCGTGCCAGTTCACACCGTCTTTGAAGTGCAGCACGCGCTCCTGGCTGGCGCGTTTCGCCGCATTCGCCGATCCCTTGAAGCCATTCATCCAGTCAGGCTTTTCAGATGTCAGGTGCACGCCGGATGCCAGGCCGTCATAAACACCACGCAGGAACCCTTCGCGGTCGGTGATCCCGTCAAAGGTGACATCATCCAGACGCGGAAGAATGGCATTGCGCCAGGACTCATAACCGGCGGCACGAATTTTCAGGATGTCATGCGACTGCCGGACGATGTAGCCGGGCATTTTGCCGATCCAAGCACCAGCCCGGTTTTCATCCACGCGCGCAGTTTCCTGCCACTTCATGATGATCTTCGCAGCGCTGACAGATTGCGGCGTCATACCGTCCGTTTTCTGTCCGCGACCGATGCGCCACATGGCGTCGGAGATCTCCCGGTCGTTGCTGCCGCTGGCGATAAATTTAACCAGCCCGGCCTGGTCGAAATCGTAGTTGATTCCGGCGTGATACTTCCCGCGCAGCTGGGCAACCTCAGACGATACCGAACGGCGGGAACCGGTGCGCGCGTCATTACGTCCCACCAGAATTGCCTCCAGACCAATGTCAGGCCGGTCTTTCCACGTTCGGCGAAGTTCGCCAAGCCGTTGAGCAGCAATGCGCGTATTGATAGCTTTATTGCGTGCCTCGATTACTTTCGCCAGTTGCTCGCGGTTGCCAAGCTCCTGCGCGGCGCGCATCGCCGCTTCTTCCAGTGTCAGGGCTTCATTGCCAGCCAGGATCCGGTTGGTGGTGTCGTTCATGTCACGCACCAGCGATTCCATTTCGTCCTCAGACAGCTTACGCCCTGCAGCCGTATTGACGGTCATTTCGCATTGCGTCAGAAATTCGTTAGCCATTACAGCCCCCGGTTAATCATACAGGCGGCGAAAGCGCGATACGCTTTGCCGATAGAGTCGTCGCTTGCCTCTGCACGAATAGCAGCAATGTTCTCGCGCATTGACGCAGCCAGATCAGGATTGTCTGTGGCAATGTCGTTCAGCAGGGCGTCACTGATATTGAATTCATTTTCCAGATCTGCAGTGGCCGCTGTGATTTCGTGGTCAGCCTTTTGCGTATCCTGCCACACACGATCGGCACTTTCACTGACAGCGCGGGAACCTTCATCAGCCTGCCGCACAGGATTCTGGATGCGCTGAATAGCACGCTCGCGTAGAGCTGGTTTGTGCAGATCATAGAATGGCTCAATGTCAGGCGAGCGGCCTTCCATCATGTGCGCCAGTGCGCCGCGGTATGCCTGCTGGTTCACGCTCCAGTCTGCCTCCCGCACCGCTGCCGATGCGGTACGAACGGCACCAGCGACCGGTGACATCTGCATGCTCTCGCGGATCTGCTGTGCGCGCTGGTCGATTAAGTGGGCCAGGTCTTCTGGGATCTCTTTTCGCGACAGTTGCGACTCTCTGCCTCGTGCCTGTTCTGCGGCGGCGTTGCGCTCAAGCGTCTGGTTAATTTCCTGATTACGCGCGGCAATGGTGTCTTTCTCACCCTGAATATCACGTTGTGCTCTGGCACGCGCCGCTTTGAAGTTCATACGTTGCGCCTGGTACTCTGTCGTGCGCTGCTCCAGGGTAGCGTCAAGCGCTTCACTTTCCCGGTTGTTGGCCGCCAGCTCAGTGCGCATATCGGCAACGTTGTCGACGCGCCCGGTCTGTAGCTCCTGCTGCCGAGCAAGGTATTCCGGGACGACATCATCATAGGCGCGGCTGTAGGCATACGCTTCTGCATCCCTCGCTATTGCCGCTGAAAGATCGGCGTTTGTACCTGCATCAGGAATATTGACGCCAGCCGGGATGTTGTCAGGCGTAACTACCGGCGTTGGCTGGGCATCAGCGACGGTCTGAATGTCTGGCGAGGTCGCAGGATTTTCAGTGGTGCTAGCCCTGCGGGAACGCACAACATCAGAGATCAGCCCGCCGCCAGCGTGCATAAGCCCGCCAGCCAAGGTGTTAAAAAAAGTGCTCTCCAGTACATTTCCGTAGGTGAAGTCATCGCCTTCTGCGGCTGCAGCCTGAGCCGTCAGCGGTACGGTGGCAATGGCCTGGCCAGCGCCAAGCCGCGCGCCGGTAGCCAGACGCTCACCGAAACGCCCGAGCATTGTCGCCGCCTTCGCCTCTCCACCAAACGGGACCAGCGCTAGCGCCACGTTACCAGGATCTGCCATGGAGCCAGCAAGATTTGCGGCAAAGTTAAGCGGAGTGGCTACCCATCCAGACGGGGCAGACATGGCGATCTGCTGCTTCGCCAGCGATTCCCGGCGCTCGCTGATCACATGATCAAGATACGACTGCGTGACGCCACTTTCCGGCACGTTAATGCTTTTCACGCCGTACTCTTTCAGGCGAGCATCTGCTTCAGATTTGGCGACAATAGTCGAGTTCGGATCGTTCGCCAGTTGTTCAGCCTGGGAGAACCGATAGCCTGATACTACAGGCCCCTCTTTAAAGCCTTCTTTCAGTGAGGAAAGCAGCGATTCACCCAAGCCTGCCGGGGCATTCGACAACGGCTGGTTTATACCATGACCCGGATCATCTGTATAAATTGGCATCTTATCTTCCCCTCTGCTGTCCGTTCTGGATAATGTTAATCAGGTTGTCGCGCTGACTTTCCACCGTGTAATTCTTCGACTGGCCCGGCGTGTACTTAACCGGCGTCTGCACGAATTTGGTGAGGCTGTTCCACGTGGTGCGGTTGCCAGCGCCCAGTTTCGCCAGGTCAGCAAACGGCACGGTAATCGGCTGGCCCTGAGCGTTGTTGATCAGCAGACCGTTCATCATCAGAGTCAGCCCTGTTTCGTCGCTGTTGGTCACCCACTGAGCGTTATCACGAATGCGCGAAATGCTCTGCTCTCGGTTAACCTCATCAGGCAGACGGGCATCGCCGATAAGCGGCATGATCTGATCCGCTGACAGGTTTTTCAGGTACTCGTTAGCGCCGTCTTTAACATCGCGAATATCGTGCCCTGCGTTGTTAGGCATGCGCCAGGTGCCGTTGGTCTGATACTGCTCGCCGAGAACGTCCTGATAGGCCTGCTTTGCGGCATCTCCCGGTGACATGCCGCGCTGCATATAGGTGTAAGTCAGGCGCTTACCCTGCTCGTTGAAGTTGTTCCACACAGCGGCCCCGCCAGGTTGAACAACCATCGTCCCTGCAAAGTCTTTGGCCTGTTCATTCCAGGATGAGTCGGCGCTGTCGGCATCGGTCTTCTCAAAGCTGCCGCGTAGATCAGAGGTTTTAACGCTGCGGTTTTGCCAGAGCGCGTTAGCGGCGCGTGGGTTATTGGTCGCCATGATGACCTGAAGCGCCGGATAAGCGCTTTTCTGCACCTGCTGCATAACCTGATCAGAGTATTTGCCGAACGACTGCGCCACCGACTGAATAGCGGTCACGCTGGATTCCTGATTGTTGTCGATCTGCGAAATCAGGCTGTTGACCATAGAGTCCGGCAGCACTTTCTTGCTGTTGATGCCCAGGCGGTCTTTCTCAGCCTGGAGGCGGGAAACCAGATATTCACCGGACGCCTGATTGTTCTGGTACTGCTCAAAGGCGTTCTTCACTACCGGAGAGTTGGTTTGCAGCCACGTGCCCGGATCGGACTCACGCGCCTTCATCACCTGATTCAGCTTGGCCTGCGCAGTCGCATACAGGCTCTGCTTAAATTTGAAATCCGGATCATCTTCCTGTGGTGCCATCGACTGGACCGCAGCAATACCCTGCTGAGCGGAACCCTGAACGATGGTTTGATAAACCGGTTGCAGCGTCATCGCCTGCTGGTACTGCTGGAAGGACTCTCGCATCTGAATGCGGTCAGCCGGGCTGGCCTGCAACGGCATCACCGCCAGCCATTCCCGCTCAGAGATCGGATTTACCGGCTGACCCGCCTCCAGCTTAGCCATATCATCCTGCATGCGGCTCTGCAATGACACGCGACCGGCAGCGGCCTGCATGTCGTACATGCCTGCAACCTTGCTCATCATCGCGGATTTGTTCTGCGGACTCATTGCATTCCAGAAGGGCTGATTGATTAGGTTTTCCATGGTGGCCGTGCCGGGGATCGCCGGTGCACTGCCGGTGACTTTCGCCACATAGTTTCGTGTTTCGTCGTAGGGGATCGCTGCTGCAAACTGCTCATTGCTGACGGCACCGGTGCGCGGGTCGCCCAGTTGCTTGATCCATCCATCTACCGCGCCCGGACCAGCGTTATACGCCGCCACCGCCAGCACCGGGTTGTTGTCGTACTTCTTCATCTGTGCGCCGAAGTATGCCTGGCCCAGCTTCGCGTTATAGCGCGGGTCATTCAGCCACTTATCGCGGTCCCACGGAACACCCGCCAGCCGGGCGGCTTCCGGCCCGGTATCTTCCATCACCTGCGCCACGCCCACGGCACCCTTAGGAGATACCAGCGGCGTACCGTCTTTGCCGTACTGGTTGCCGCCAGACTCCTGCCAGATCATGGCGGAAAAGATCTGTGATTCACTCGGCGTGTCCGTAACTTCGATCTTGCCTTCCGGACCCATCATTTGCTGATAGGTCGGCGTGTACCATGCTTCGCTGGCGCGGTTAGCGGCCTGCTCACGCCACTGCACAAAATTAGACTCGATTTCTTCATCGCTCTGACCGTGGGCTTTACCGTAGGCCATGATAGAGTTACGGGCATTCATCAGTGCCGGTGCGAACATGCCAGGAGAAAGCGCCTGCTGCGCCAGCGCACGCAGCGTGCCTTCCTGCATCCCGGCCTCGTACTGACGAACCTGACCAACTTCATGGCGCCCAGCTGTTGTTGCAAACTGGATCCTCTGCTGATGTGCCTGCTGTAGGAATGCATTTCTCGCCTGCTCATCAGGCAGGCTTGCAGCAATACTTTGTACCTGCGAATCGAACTGCTGCACATACTCATGGCCTTTTCCGATCGCATTTTTACCCTGTAGATTCATAAAACCGGAATCAGGGTTATTCAGCAGATCGTTGCCAACGGCATTCAGTTTCAGTGATGCCTCTTGAGTAAGAGCAACATTGGCCCGCTGTTTGGCCTCACCAAATACGCTGATAGCTTTGCTTCCGGCGTCAACGAGTGCATCGCCGACATTGGGCTGTTCGAACGCCTGAAAGCCAGGAGACTGGAATCCGCGGCTTTCAACCTGGCGCCCGGTGACTGTTGGAACTGTTGGCATGATGTCTCCTTAGCGCCCCGTTCTGGTTCCGACCGCCGCGCTGATTGGCGCAGCCTTCTGGCTGAATGGGGACCAGGTCCCCCCCCCCATCTGATAAGCGCCGTATGCTTTGAGCGGAGTTGTGAGCAGCGTCTGGGTTAATGCTGCGCTGTTCGCGCTACGTGTTGCATCAGCCTGAGACTGGAAATTACTTCCCTGCACCTGATAGCCATATGCCTCACGCTGGGCGTTATTAACGGTAGTCAGAGCATCCAGCGCGCCGAATTGAGCTGTATCGCCGAAGATATCCAGCGCGTTACCTGTGGAGAGCTCTGCACCTGTCGCGCCCATCGTGGCTGCCTGGGTACCTGCTGCCTGGCGGTTACGGCGGCGAATCTCATCAGCCTGAGCATTGCCACGATTGATAGAATCCTGAGCCTGTGACTCTGCGATATCGGCATTTTTCTCGGCCACTGCTGACGTATATTTTGCCTGCTGGTTCTGGCTGTATGCGCTGGCGGCAGCGGAGGCTACCGTTACAGCAACCAGGGCGATCTCTGGGCTACACATTATTTTCTCTCCATGTGGAAACGGTGGAACGGGAGATGCTTGATGCCATACGGCTTCGGCTCTTCAATGGTGAAACCAATCCAGTGCAGCCATACGCGCGCGACGTGGTTGCGGGCATCAACGTAATTTTCAAGATACGGGTAAACGGTCAGCATTGCATTGACCGCTTTCCCGCAGCGACGCAGGAAAGTGCGCTGGTATTTCTCCAGCGCATCGGTGCCCACCAGCCATGGGATGCCGCTGCCGCCGATCATGGATGCAGGGGCCACTCCGAATATGGTTACCACTTCCCCGTTTACCAGTCCGGCGCAGCAGAATGTTGACGTGCGCAGCCCGGTTTCAAGCACGCGCCGCGGACTCCATCCGTTTGTCGCCAGAAACTCTTCAACATCTGCCTGTCTGACATGTGGCAGCATGGCTTCGATGTGATCTGCAGTGGCCGGTACGATTTGAGCATTAAGCATCAGAATCCCCCTACGGCAAGGCGTGGTATTACAGCCAGAACGGAAAGCGGAAGAGGATCGAGTTGACGCACTTTAACGCGTCCGTTTTTATCCCAGTTGCTGTCGAGCTTCACCTCAACCTTGCCGGTGGCATCATCAACCGGGTCGTCGTAAAACTCGAACTCACGCTGCGGATATTCGTACCATGTTCCGCCCGGTGTGGTTGCCCAGATACCGCGGCTGGCGTTGACCACCATCGTGACGGTAGGGATGACCTGCTTTTTATCCAGCAGCGTTTCCTGGCCGTTGATATTGATGTCCAGCGTCTCGAATTCTGCGGTTATCGGCAGTCCGATATGCACCACCGCGCCAGGTGATTCCAGAGTGACAGCGCCACCAGTTACGATTTTCTGTGGCTCAACGCTGGCGTCTGAGAGGATGTTGACCGTCTGACCTTCGAGGTGTGACAGGCCGCTGAAAGTCTGGCGCGCCATCTGCCAGTTTGTCGTGGCCGCGCTGCGCAGGACTGCAGGAACGTTACGGTTAAAGCGTACTACCACCGCCGTGCTGCTGGTTACCGAAACAATATCACCACGTAACTCTTTCGCCACCACCGAGCCAGTATCAGGATTCGTTTCTGAGTACGGGAACTGGATCTGCGCGCCAACGTCCGTGTTGACGAAATAAGCCCCGCCGGTAATCGTGACTGGGTAGTCGACCTGGTAGCTCCAGTCGCCAGTTCCGCCGCTGATAGTCAGAGTGCGCGCTGAAGTGTTACGCCCGTCATAGCTCAGACCGCAGTCGACAAAGAACGCATCTTCATCGCTGGTAAACAGGCGGCTTGACAGGCGCTCGATATAACGTTTCGTCTGGCCGTTGATTGTGCGGTTAACCACGAAATAAACAGCATCTTCGTTTCCTTCACTGATGCAGCATGTGCTTTCGTATTTACCGGCGCTGGACTGTGGCGCCCAGGCGAAAACTTGCTGATCGCGAAGATAGGTCAGCACCAGCAGTTTTCCGTCGTCGCGGATGCAAAACGCACTGCTGTACGGCACGATACAGAATGACCAGTCGACAATGCTGCGCTTCTGGAAAAGGTGGTTTGCCAGTATCGTCAGGTCAGTTCCCTGGTACCCGTCTACGTCGAAAGAGTACGCCAGATCGCGGACCACGCTGCCCTTCTCCTGGATGAACAGCGCGATGTTTGCCACGGCGATAGGAGGCACATTGCTGGAGCCGTTGTTGCCCTGAGAGCTGAATGCAAAAGCTGATGGCGTCAGGACCTTATTCTGGTCTCCGGATATCGTATATTCACCGCCAGATGTCAGCGCGACCAGGGTGCCGACGTCAATAAGGTGACGGATCTCATTAACCTGTCGCCCGGCGTAGGTGTAGATTATGCGATCGTCATCCTGAATAGGGTTGTTCTTACCGAAGTCCTTGTAATCACCTGTACGGCTTGCCCAGATGGTTTGCGGGTACGAGGTGGAAGCGGCGAAGTAAAGACGCTGCTGGTAGTAAACAACGGTGCTTGGATAGCCATTTACGCTGTTCCAGGCATAGCGCGCCCACTTGTAGCTGCCATTTGCAGATCCTACAACCTGGGAAGGGATGAAGCTTATTACCGTGGCGGTGGCGGTTGTTCCTGCCGCTGCAGTGATGCGTACAATGCCGAATCCACTGTGCAGGTATTCCCACTGTATGCCGGTATCAGTTGATCCTGTTCCGCCCCACCCATCCCATGACATGCCTTCAGTATGAGAAGGTCTAAGGGTGCCGGTCTTTCCAGCAGTATTGGCCCGGTAATAGTTGCTGTCAGCACGACGCACATCGTTGATAGCAGTTGTCTTTCCAGTCTCCCAGACAGGCACAGAGTCAACAGCAGGCTGCTCAAGGTAAAATAGTTTTCCAACCTGCTCAGCACCGAAGATAGAGGCGTTTGCCGTCAGCGTAATGGTACCAGTGCTGGCGCTGGCGTACACCTTCACTGACTCGTCAACGTTGATATCTTCGAACGGTCCGTTTTTGGTGGTGACATCGACGATCTGCCAGTTGTCGTGAGCGTAGCGACGCAGTTCCTTCGGCGGGTATGCCGGGTGAACCAGTGTAAGCACGTCGGCGCTCTGCGTGAATTTGATGCGGAACAGGTCTGCTTCTGCATACGGCATCGCCAGTTCGTAGATCACATTGCTGCTGTTCAGCACATATGCGCCGTCTTTGATAACGCGCATGTAGCCGTCGCCGAACTCCAGCGCATAGGTCTGTACGGTCGAGAACTGGAACGGGATAAGGCGGCATTTTTTGTTCGAATATTTTGCTTCGCCGACGAAGCGCGTTCCCGGGCGATTCTCCACGCCGCCATACTGCCGAACAATGAAGTTGTCGCACTTGCGCAGCGCAACCTGATACTTCGACATGTCAATGCGCCCGTACAGCGACGGGCCAATCTCACCGCCGGCAAAGCTCGGCTGTATCCAGCTGATAGTCATTATGACAACCTCGCTGCAGTAAACTCATCGACTGGTGGCTGCGGCTCCTGGGATTCGTTCTGGCTGTGCGAGCCCGCGCTCAGGATGACGTTGCGGTACATGTTCAGCGCATTGTTTCCGAGATCGGCACTGCCGGTGAGTGGCATGTTGATGGCTGCCGCCAGACGCCAGGACAGCGCCTCCATGAAAATTGGATCGAACATGTTCACATCAGTGACGCGCGCGATGTATTTCATCCACGCCTGTGGCTGGTCGGTGTAGATCAACTTCCCAGTGCCTTCACCGTTTGCGCCGACCTCATAGTTGATGCGCATGGCAGCTGTCGGATTACGAACTCCGGGCACCATAATTTCGGTGATGCGCACGCAATCAGTCGGGTACTGGTAGGCGTATGCCCAGTCCGGCGGAGGATTATTGGTATCTGCCAGTGCCAGGCGTTTAGTGGCAAAGTTCCAGTCGAAGTCAGCCAGCGCAGCATCGCGGCACGCATCGAAATGAAGGGAGCACTGATCGGCTTCCTTGCTGGCCTCGTTCAGGTTGTTAATGCTGCGGCTGTTGCCGATATTGCTCAGCGCGCGGTTGCAGATCTCGATAACGGAGGCCATTAATCGTCCTCCCCACCGTAGAGAGTCTGGGCGGCGGTTTTTGGTGGCTCGCTTGAATCAGGTGCCATTGCCATATCTGTAATCTGAAGTTCTGCCCGGCGGCACACTCCGTCTTCGTCCTGGCGCTCAGAGGTTGATTTAACGAGTGCCTTAGCAGTGATCATCACCATGCCACCAACTGGTGGAGTAGTAATACCAAGTCTGTTCAGCGTGTCATTGTCCAGGCTAATGCACAGGCCCCACGGATAATCATCACGAGTCTGGGTTTTACCATCCTCATCCTGATAGGTATCGGTGCCGGTTTTAAGGTTTACCAGTTCCATAACTGACTCCTGCAAGAAGGGGGCCGAAGCCCCCTGTTTGATTCGCGAGGCTTAGACGCCCAGTTCTGCACGCTTCTCTGCGATCTTCTCGCGGAGCGTTTTGACGCCGGTATTTGGATGCGGCTTATCGTTGAAGAGCAATTCATACTCTTCGCGTAGCTTCTCCAGATCGTCATCACCGCTGGTATCGTCATTGCTATTGCCATCGTCAACTTTCAACTCTGGCTTAACAAACTCAAGACCACGCTTTTTAAGAGCTGCCGCTTTGGCTTTCTCTGCCGCTGCGTTGATCGGCTCCAGTGCCGACCCTGGCTCACCGTCATATTCAATCTCAGAGCCTTCCGGCCAGAGGTTGTTGTGAATATGGGATAAGCGCAGGACGCGGTATTTTGCTTTTTCCATTGCTGTCACCTTAGCCAGTCACTTTGGAGCGGATTGGGTAGTATGGAGTGTTGTTGTCAACATCCAGGTTAATACCCGAGGTGAACGCGCCAGCGGTCAGAGGGCCAGTACCGACCACGTAGTTGACGCGCAGATAGCGCTGAACTCCCGCCGGAACCTTGGCAGAGAAGAGACGCTTGCCAGCAGTCAGCGCCGCCAGTGCCAGCGTGCCGCTGTCGTATAGCGTGGTCCAGGTGGAGTTATCAGGGCTGGTCTGCAGTTGGACGTTCAGGGTAGCTGCACCTGCTGCAGTTGCAGTGGTGTTCACGTTTGCCCAGAACTCCAGAGGCTCGCCAACGCCGATATCGCGGCGGGTGCCGTCGATAGGGGCCAGGTCGATAACGTCGGTGGAAGCAGCAGAAGCCGTAA